GGCGGAATGAACTCACATGAAAGACGGGCAATCGACCTCCTGGTCGCCATCGAAGAACTGGTGACAGCACACCAGCGGGAGTTGGAGCAGGGGCGGTTGCCTGACCTCGGGGATCTGGAGGAGATCAAACGGTCATTGTTGCGAAGCCTGGAGAATCATGCAGCATGACGCGCCGCCGGTAAAATCGTCGTGACTTTTAACGTTCACTCCGAAACGCCTCACCAATCTGCAAAAACTCAATAACCTGAGCTTTAGCGTCAGCCAAACCCCGGCACACCATGGTCTTGTAGCCAACCGACTCAAGGTACTCCAACCAGTCCTTTTGATCCGCTGAAACGATGCCGCCTTTTGCTCGTTTCATCTCAATCCATAAAAACAATTCTGGACAAAAAAGATCGGGCACGCCCTTACTGACGCCTTCAGCTTTTAACTGCATGGCTTGGCGTTTTCCTCGATAGCCGCCATTGGGGATAGCAAATATCCGAACGCCTTTTATGGTTTGGCGAAACCACATGACAAATTTACGCTGCGCTTCATGCTCAGTCAGAACGGAATCATCATTTTCCATTGATCGCACTGATCTTGAGTTGCCGCGAACTCTGCGGGTGGTTCTTCTACGTATACTTGACATACGCCCTGCTCATCATAATTCTCGCAAGTGTGGCAGCATTTTGGCGCCAATACACCACGCTCCCACGCCGTCACAATACTAGGTTTCTCGTGTCTCATTCCATACTCGCTTAGTGACTCGGTTAAATTTTCCGTCTTTCATGTATTTGATTTGATCGGGTTTTCGCCCGTTATTTAGTCTTTCGCACAAATCAATCAACGTTCCGTCATTCGGAATAGTTGACCCTGCTTGTGCAGCAATTGACACAAGATTCGACATAGCCTTTTGCCCGGCATATCCATCATGCAAGATCGGCAGATATTCGGTGATAGGTCGATCCGACAGCGCCCCGTAATACGTGACTTTCACCATTTCTTTGCCAGAAGATCGGCTTAAATGATCAGCCCAACGCCAGTCTGTAACATCCATGACATTCGTCGCGGCACCCATAATATCGACATCGTGCAGTTCGTAGCGTTTCTCCAGTACCGGAAACTCGTAACCGCACGCCTCGCACGTCCTGGCGGATAAATGCACAATTTCGTCGCAATTGGGGCACAGTTTCACGGGTGCCTCTCCGTTACCCTGCATCCCCTGTTCCGGCGGTCGCACTGCGGTGATGGGGCCGTGCGTTTGCACGCATCCAGCAAAATCTAACACCAGACAATGATCGGCGTTTGACTTGAGGCGCATACCGCGACCAACCATTTGCACGTACAACGTCGGCGATAACGTAGGACGCAACATTGCGACAAGGTCAATATCTGGATAGTCAAATCCGGTCGTTAACACGTTCGCGTTTGTCAGCGCCCGGATACGACCGGCCTTGTACTCGATCAATATATGGTCACGTTCAGCCATTGGCGTATCGCCGGTCACGCAAGCAGCGGTAACGCCGTATTGATTGAGCAAGTCAGCGATGGCCTCAGCGTGCTTGACGCCCGCGCAGAAAAACAGCCAAGCGCGGCGATTGCCGGCCAGCTTGATAACCTCGCGCACGACTTGATCGTTTTTTAGCGGCTGATTTACAGCGGCTTGCAATTCCGCCTCAATATACTCGCCGCCTCGTTTGTGGACGCCGTCAGTTTCCAGCTTCAGATCGGTAACCTTGGATCGCACCGGTGCCAAAAAGCCACGGTGTACCAATTCCTCGATAGTCACCGGCTCAATGAGGTCATCAAACAGTGCGTCGCCGTCGGTGATGTATCCGTGCCCCAAGCGATACGGCGTCGCCGTCAGGCCAATAACGCGCAGCGCCGGGCTAATTTTCCCGAGATCGTCGATAAGTTTGCGATAGCCGCCCTCTTGCCGGTGGTTGATGAGGTGGCATTCGTCGACAATGACGAGGTCAATATGCCCCAGTTTGTCCGCCTTATTGCGTACCGATTGAATGCCGGCGAAAGTAATCGGTTCGCCTAATTCGCGCTTCCGCAATCCAGCCGAATAAATGCCAAGCGGCGCTCCTGGCCAATGTTGGCGCATTTTGTCGGCGTTTTGCTCGATCAACTCGCGCACATGCGTGAGCATCAACACCCGCGTTTCTGGCCAATTTTGCAGCGCGTCTTTGCATAGCGCGGCGACGACGTGCGACTTGCCGGAGCCAGTCGGGAGCACTAAGCACGGGTGCCCTTGGTCGTTGCGCCTGAACCACTCGTACAAGTGATCAATTGCCCGTTGTTGATAATCTCGCAGCATGATCAGCCCACGATTCTTGCATCAAAGGCATCCGCAAGTTTGGCAATGTTGGCGTCATTCAAAGCGCACATTCTTGGATTCGCCACGATTTCTGATGACAAGTAACCGCCTTTGCCGTTCTGTACCGGCTTATCATCAATAATGTAGACCGGCTCGAATTCGGTGGTTGCGTCTTGGTCCATTTCCCACGGCACGACATCTGGATGCAGCGCATGGTCGTCGCAGCCGGCACGCTGAAAATCTAACGGAATATCGTCGGCTTTGTGACGGTCGCAGCGCCACGTTGAATCGCTGCACGCGGTCGAATGGGCGCACGTTCTGCAATTCACATCAGGCAGCGCGGTCTTATGGCAAAAATCGTGGTAGGAACACATTTTGCACTGATACCAGGTCGGGTCGTGCGATATGGGGTCCGGCATACGATCACTGGCGACGATCCGGTGTCCTCGATCAACGTATTTTTGTGCGCGTTTTTTATCCAACTTTATGCGTTCAAAATAATATCGGTCATCGTCCTTGCAGACGGCAATATACAGCGCCCGGTCGATTTTCGAGCCGAGCATATAAACCTGGCATTGTGCGTGATGTTGCGGCTTAGATTTCTCAACGCCGTGCTTTTCCAGGTCGTCAAACGACTTTTTGTTGTGCGTTTTCATTTCCAGGACGTGCCGCGATTTGGGCGCCTCGGGTACGCCATAGTTTGCGATGCCGTCCATACTGCCCGATACGTGATTGCCAAAATCGACGCGATCCTGGCTGCCGTTTGTCGTTTTTACGTCAATTCCAATAGCTCGCAGATCGTTAACGATTATTTGTTCCTCGTTTTGCCCTCGGCGAAACAGTCGCAGAATACGCCCCGGAAATTGCTCCGGGCGCACCCACCGAAAGGAAAGCCAAAGGTATCGGTCGCAGTGATGGCCCAGCAGAGACGCGCCAAGGTGCGGCCTTGGGCCGTCTTGATGAGACTCATGGTGCTTATCTATCAGCGACCCAGTGCTGATCGTTGGCCCAGGAATCTTTGCCATTTGTTCTTCCTCAAAAAAAAGGGCGCCGGAGCGCCCAAAGCTGGGTTACTTTTGCCACGGTGCCTTGCTTGTCGGCGATTCTGGCGCTGCCGGTGCAGGGGAGCCAGATATTGCCTTAAATCCCTTGACGTCGTTGCTGTCACCGTATTCGTCAGACTTGCGAATGCTGAGCTTGATGGACAATTCGCCACCAATTAGCTGATCGGTATCCGATACCTTTTTAAGGCCGATAGCCCCCATAAGTTCAGCCAATTGTTGGCGACCGATTTCTTCGGCCTTGCTGCTGGGGTTTTTTATGTTGAGATTGCCCCAGACCACCCGGCCCTCGTGCGATGGTCCGACGATGTCGTAGCGGACCGCAATGTATTGGCCGTTCCCGGCCTTCGTTGTCCTCAGATCGGCGTCGTTCACTCTAACGCTATACCAGCCAGCCGGCACGGGTTCGTAGGTGTTGGTGCTTACCTCAACGCTGCTCGCGTCAAATTCCTCGTTCAAAGATGCCATGCGTGTTACCTCTCGTTTGTGATATTAAAACTTGGACGCCCTTCACTTGTGGTGATAGCGTCAAGCAGGGGTTCAGTAATGGATGGATCAGCGGCTCTCCAAGCCGCTAAGTTGATGTCAGGTTTCCAGCGGAAAAGCGTCGCAAGATGATCAGTCAAGCCATGTTCAGCGGCCAAGTCCTGCAGCAAATCGCCGTCAACGCGACGGTTCATGCGGCCCGTGACTTTGACGGTCAGGTTGCCGACGGCAGTTGTAGCGCTGCCGTCCGGCTTGGAATTTACCAGCCCGATAAGTTGGTCCTCTACCTCGCGGCGTGCGTCGGTTGCCTGGCGCTCCTGCTCTTTTAGCGCCAGCCATTCGCTTGATAGGCGCACAATGTCATCGTCCATTATAAGCTCTTCGACACTTTGTTGATGATTTCGCCAAGCTCGGGCGCTTCCCAGTCATCCAGCTTGCCGGATCGATCCTTAGCCAGCCAAAGACCGTCGGAATCGGTCATCAACGCCCGCTGCACAACGCCGTCTTGATCTTTTTCGACCCGCAACGCCAGCACCATGTCGAAGAAATAGGGCAATGCTTGCCCAACTTTATTGCCGGGCATCGAAGGCGAGTAAAGCACCCGCCCCATCTCGTCTTGTGTTTTTTCAACCTTTGCCGACATGTAGACGTGCCAATTATTTAGGTCGCGGAACGCTCGAATGATATCGGTCATTTTCTCTTGCATGGCTCCATATGCTTGACGTGGATCGGTCGCATTCTTTTTTTCTTGGTTCAAGCACACTTCCCCGATTTCAGAAATCGAGTCAATCGCAACAGACTGAAACTCTCTAGCTTCTTCGGAGCTAGTGATCCACTCGTATGCGTCATCTAACGCATCCATGCTGAACACGTCGATGTATGGTACATCGTCGTCATGCAACGACAGCAAGCCACCCTCAGCCGATAACACCACCGGATTTGGTAGCGTTTTGATCAGAGAGGTTTTGCCCGCCCCTGCCTGGCCATACACCAGCGTTTTCACGCCTTTGTCGTGAAGCGTACCAGTGCGCCTCAATTCAATTGACATAATGTTTTCCTCGTTTACACCCAGTCGGCTAATTCCGGTCGGGATAAGAGTCACGATACACGTTATCGTCAATTTGTCAACCTCGAAGTGTAAATAAATAATAACTGATGTAAATGATTACACTTTAAGGTAAATAAATGTTGCTCATGATGTAATTTTATGTATAATGGATTCCAACAACAACGGAGAAGATGATGATGGCCAAATGGCTTATGAATTTGTCAGTGACCAAAGATGGGAAAGAAAAAACCGTCCCAGTGCGTGCGGATTCTTTTGTTGATCTGCTGGAGGAATACACGCAAATTTTGCGGAATAATTGCATTCACGAGGATGACGTGAATGGTCCACTTGAGAGCCGAGGAATTCAAACAATGACACCAGAAGCAAAAACCTTCATTGAAAACAATCTAACTGAAGTCCTCGAAATTTTACGACCTCTGGATGTAGGTATGATGACCAAGGCATATCATTTATTATGGCAGGTTGAGGCTGTACTGACTGATGAGGGATTGATTCATACAACCGAGGATTAGGCCAAGGGTCCTTTTGGGGTAATAGCTCCCCCAAAGGATTACACGCTCCCACCTTCCCCGGCGGTGGGGCCGAAGCCGGGGACTTTTATTTAGAAAGCAACATTGACGGTATAGGGTTGAACAAATGAGTTTGGAGCTTGACAAGATTCGGGAACGCCTGACCGATAGGAAGTTGACGATTGTGGCGAAGCGCACAGGGCTGCACTACAACACGGTGTACCGCATCGCGAATGGCAGTAGCAAAGACCCAGCGTATAGCGTTATCAAGCGCCTGTCGGACTACCTAAATGAAGAGGCCGAGCATGGCGGACATCACTGATATCTTTGGCGGCGACTTCACCAAGCCGACTGAGGTAACGCCAGCGCCACTTGACGATCAAGTGCGGTCGCAAATGATAGACCTGGGGCTTGATGCCCCTGATGAAATCATCACAGACGGCAACATTCATCGTTTCCGATCAGGCACAAAAGGCAGAAGCGGCCACGGCGACAAAACTGGCTGGTACATCATCTTTTCGGATGGCGTGCCCGCTGGCCGTTTTGGATGTTGGCGGGCAGGGATTGAAGCGGCGTTCAAAGCGGACGTCGGTCGCAAATTAACTCAGGCTGAGGAAATGGCGCACGCTCGACGTATGAGCGAGGCAAGGCAGCGCCGGGACGAGGATCGTGCAAAAAAGCAAGAAGTCATCGGGCACACGGTGGGCACAATATGGTCAGAATGCACGGTGGCTCAAGATTCTCACCCATACCTAGCGAAAAAGGGCGTCCATGGTCATGGCGCTAGAGTGACCGGCGACGGTCGCCTGGTCGTACCGCTGTATACCGATCAGGGCAGCATTTCGTCGCTGCAATACATCGACGCAGACGGCGGCAAGTTGTACCACAGTGGCGGCAAAACGGGCGGCGCGTATTGGCAGATCGGCAGCTTAGATGATGCCGGAACCCTTTATGTTGCTGAGGGGTTCGCCACAGCAGCCACCATTTACCAGGAAACCGGCAGACCGTGCGTCATTGCGTACAGCGCGTCAAATCTGGTGCCCGTGACCGGCGCTATGCGAGAAAAATATGGAGCGCAGCAGCAAGTTGTCATTGTTGCCGACAATGACGAAAGCGGCGTCGGGCAAAAATACGCGGATCAGGCCAGCGCGAAATATGGTGCGCGTGTCGTAATTCCACCTATAGCGGGAGACGCGAACGACTACGTGCAACTCGGCCACGACTTGGCTGAGCTTTTGACGCCGAAAACGTCGGACTGGTTGATACCGGCTGATGAGTTCAGCGCAAAACCAGCGCCGCTATCTTGGTCGTTAAAACGCTGGCTACCATCGACCGGCCTAGTAATGATGCACGGTCCCAGCGGTGGCGGAAAAACATTTGTGGTCCTTGACTGGTGTTTAGCAATTGCTGCGGGACTTGATGAGCGCATGGGGCACAAGGTCAATCAAGGGACCGTCGTTTACCTAGCAGGTGAGGGCCACCACGGTTTGCGCGGTCGTATTGCTGTATGGAAGCAGCACAATCAAGTTGATTCGCTCAATATGTTTTTGTCGCGTGATGGGTGCGACTTGAATACGCCAGAAGGGTATCAGCGGGTCGTGGAAAACATCCGCAACACGGACGAAAAACCAGCGCTGATCGTGGTTGATACCTTGCACCGGTTTTTGGCCGGTGATGAGAACAGCGCTCAAGATACCAAAACAATGCTCGATGCGTGCAGCGCATTAATTGCGGAGTTTGATTGTTGCGTAGTGCTGGTGCATCACACCGGCGTCAATTCTGAGACGCAGCACCGAGCTAGAGGCTCAAGCGCGTGGAGAGGTGCTTTGGATATTGAGATATCAATTGTGCCAACGGCTGACAATGGCGATCCATTGGAGATTGTCCAGCGAAAGTCCAAAGACGCGGAAATCGCAGAAACTATATACTGCCGATTGGACAGCGTGGCTATCCGAGGATGGTACGACGAAGACGGCGATCCGGTAACGTCAGCGGTTGTTCGCCAGGTCGACGCTAGCGAGAAAAAAGAGAAAGCGAAGGCTCCGACGCAATTAGATAAACACCGGAAGTTGATTGAGCGCGGGTACTGGCATGGAGGCGCTGAAGTCAGAGAAGACATGCCTTATATTAGCCGATCTGCTTTCAAGGAAATGCTCGAAAATGACGGGATTGCATCGAGCAGCGTTAAAAACTACGTGAAAGCAAGTTATCAAAACGGGCCAGTTGCGAATTTGATCAACAGCGAAATAATTGCTGCATACGAACACGGATGGATTGTTACCGACCTGGTTATGGCGTCGGCGTTATTGACGGCGAAGAAAGAAGATGAGGAAAGATAAGCGCTTCATCAATTCGGTTAAAATATCGAACGGTGAATCAATTGTTACGCTAGACGATGGATCAATCCTTAGCGGTATTATTGCTGTCAAAAAATCTGCTAGTGTAGATAATGAATTGTTCGTCAATATAACGGCGTACATTCTTAACGAAGACACAATCATTGCGAGCGAGGATACTCACCCGTCCGAATCATCTCTGTGACTTCGACAGCGCGTTGCCCGACCTGCTGACTCCATCTGGAATCCATAAACTCGTTAGCGGCCAGCTCGTATGTTCCGGATTCCATGTGGTCTAACGCCTTCACAAATTTTTGTAGCCGCGTCTGACCCAGGTTGAAGCTCAGATTGATCATCGCTTCTTTGCGAACCTGATCTAAGTCGCTGTACCATGGATAGGCGTAAGCGAGCTCTGCGTCTACCCGCTTGATATCGTTTGCCAGAAGGTAATCAATTTCATCGTCTGACAGGCCCAGTCCGGACTCTGCGATGTTGCGCCCGACTCCGATGGTCTCGTAGCCAGCGCTACACAGATACACCTTAGATCGCACCCCTTCGTGACGTTTCAATGTTTCAATAAGCTGATCGCTCATGATTTCTCCTTACTTACTGCCCATGTTGCTGAACCCATAGTAGGCGGCAACAATGGCGGCGATTGATAAATAATAGATATTTGACATAGAGGACAGCAGAGTGCTCGCATTGGGCAGTCCCAGATATTCTGTCAGCACTACCCCGAACGGAAACACGAGCATTCCCATGAGAGAAAACCATGCCATTTGACGTTGGGCATCACGTTTAGCGTCTGCGTCTTCCATTGCTCGGCGCTTGTCTTCTAGCATGATGGCTCGCTCTTCATCATCCAGCTTGCCGTCATTATTTAAATCGTAATCGTCCTTGTTCATTTATCCTGCCCTTGTGATGCCCCGAAGTAGAATGACACTACCGCGCTGACCAGGCCACCCATATAGCCCAGCACAAGGTTGATGAGTTCCATCGAATTCTGCTCTGGCGGCTGTATCGTGATCATCGCAATATAGCCGCAGAAAAAAAGAACCATCACGATAGCGATGAGCTTGGCCGTCCAGTCTTTAGCGAAGTTCTTGCGGGCATCTTGAGTGTCTTTGGTCTCAAGCTCAAAAATGTCTACATCTAGCTCCTTCATGCGCGTTTCGAAATTTAACTCTGCTTTTTTGATTTCAGATAACTGTTCAGGTGTAGCCTGCGCCAAAGCCCTCTCAATCTTCGCAGGAGCGGGATCACAGCCTAATACGTCCGCCAGCATGGATGCCGCCGCGCCGCCTACAGGGCCACCTAGAGCGGCTCCCAGCGTAGGTGCCAGAGAGCCTACCAATCCTTTTACTTTGTCAAAACTCATGAGAAATACTCCACAGCCCCAAGGCAGGCGATAATGAACGGATACATAGCCAGAATTATTTTTTCCAGCTTGTTGAATCTCTCGACTTCTTGATCAAGCCGCTTTTCGATGTTTTGTCGCAACAGTTTGCACTCGGCTTCGTGAATCTCAATGCGGCGCAATGCCTCTTCTGCTGTATCCATCAATTGTCCGCCAGCGGATTGTCCAATGCTTTCTGGACGAGTTCCTCTAGCCGCTCCTGCAGTTCCTTCATGTCCTGATCTTGGGACGTGCGTAATTGCTCGCGCCTAGTCTCGAACCGCTCATCTGCGGCGTCTATCATTTCTCTCGCGTCTTGCTCAACCACATCCATGGCATCGCGTAGCTCTCGCGTAGTGGTCCTCACAAGATCCTCGGTGCGATCTGCCTGCTGTTCAATACGCATTATGTCGTCTCGAAGCCCGTTCTTGATGTCGCGGCTATATTCCACAGCCTCAGTAACTTTTGCATCCATGATTGCCATCTCCTGCTGGTAAGCACCAAGGTCTAACGTCGCTATCTCTTCGACCTTCTGATACATCAGGAATCCGCCATATAGGGTGCCGCAAACACTGCCCGCAACGGTCAGAGCTGCAAGCCGCGCACCCCACGACATTCGCGAGATATGCCCGGTGAACATTTTAACCTGATCTTCGATGTCCTCGCTCAATTCTCAAAGTCCTCTTCGCTGGAAGCGGCCAGCCGGCGAAGGTTCTCCACCTCACGCCGCAATTTGAGAACCTCAAGCTGTTTTTTTTCCAGCTCCAGCTTGTAGAGGGTGTTGCAGTTGATTCGCTCCTGTGGACCATCAAGGGGAATCACAATGCGAGCATAAACGCCGATATCTTTGCGTTGTGGGTTAATTGGGTCTCGTCCCGAGAAGGGGTCTTGCGCGTTGTTGATGACACCGATGACGCCAAACTCCAGATTAGTGCCACCGCCTATGGCATTCGAACAATCAAGGTCGCCGGCCCGGAACTTGTCAGACTGATAACTTGTAGGCCCACTAGGTAGCTGTAGGTTCAGCGAGTTGTTCTGCGCGTAGGCACTGACACACAGAAATGGCAGCATGATGCATACGATCCGTTTCATCGCAGTGGTGCCCTAAATTTTGAGCATATGCGCGAAGCTATGACCGTCCCCTCTGAGTCATCACGCCGAAGCTTAGACTGAGAACAAATGTAGTGCGCACGCTCAGCGTCATCCTCTCGGATGTACACGTCAAACGTGACGTGCGACAAATACTCGACTTTCAATATGCGATAGCCAGTAACAAATGGCACCGGGTCCCACTTGGCATCGAAGACGCCTATTTCGTACCACTCTACATCCTGCCGTCTGTTAAACATCCGCATCTGCACCTGCATGATGTCATCCACATATGACGGCTTCAGCCGGGGGTATGTTGGCAACATCTCGTGCGCTTGGGCACAACAAGCGGCGGCAGACGCCAAGACTACCGCTAGAGCTCGATAAAACATTGCTATTAGTTTGCGATACATTCTGCCAACACGATCGCTCGGTACTGACCGGCGGGATACGTTTTGCCATACCCATACTCAGCCTTGCTAGTGATTTTGAACCAAGTTGTGCCCGCCGTGTGCATATCAAACTCAGTGGTGTACTCATACTCCACTTTGTCAGTTTCATAATCAGACATGGCGGCATCTGAAACCTCACTTACCTCAACCTCTGCCGTCCAATTCACGGCATCCGTAAGTGTTGGGCTCGTGCTGAAGCTATTAGGCGCGGTTATGCGAGCGGTGTATGAATCACCCAAGGCGACGTCATAGCGGATGATAGGCATGACGCCCCCGTCACTAGCTAGGGTGCTAAGTTTTCCCGCCGTGGGGTTGCCGTATACGCCATTTACGTCGGTGTTAATAACGCACTTCGATTCCACATTGCCCGTGATAACGGCCTCTTCTGACGCCATAGCCGGAGCGATAAACACTGCCAGCGCAGTAAAAGCTAATCTATACATTTGATCATTCCTCATTTGTATTGTGAGTTCACCATCCTTTCGTGCAGAAGTTGCTGAGCCAAGTTATTACGAAGCCCTTGTTTATTGTCTGGTATATCCCCGGAAGGGAGGGATGGCGCGTCCCTATAGACGCCACCGGGTATGGTCTGCGCGTAGTAGGGATTGAATCTTTGTTGATTAGCCATTGCTTCAATCATGAACGCTTGAGCTTGGTCGCTCGCAATACTAAGCGCGTTCTCTGATGCCGCCAGCCCCCGCTCTAGTCTGGGGTCGGCTTTTTCTTTCATCTGATTACGGCGCTTGTTGTCTCTGTCATAAAGGTCTGGATCGGTCTCTTTTGTGGCGTCTTGTACAGCCTCATCATCCAGCGCGTTATACACTTCATAGTCCACAGGCTCTGGCTCTGGGACTGGAGGTTGGTATCCGGGGCATGATGGACTGCTCTGGGGGTTGAAGCATGGATCGTACTTGAAGGTGTAGACCACGGTGGGATCAGTGACCTCACCCTTGCCTTCAACCTCAATAGATCCATCGCCCCACAGTTGAATCGGGACGTCAGCGACAGCTATTAACTTGTTGATAGAGTTACCGGGCAAGCCAGACCAATCGTCAGACTCACGGAAGATGTAGCCGGTTTCCTGCGCGTTTACGTTCTGCACGTGCACGACCATATCGTCTTCCGGGTCTTTAATCGCCGTGTACTGATACACAACGCCGCTTACCTGCAACCCTGCCTGCTGGGGTAGAACATTCGCCATAGACCAATTCAAAGCGTTAGAGGCCGCATTACCCGTTACTCCATAGATGGTCTCGCCATTACAGAGCGAAGATAAGGACAAGAACGCCAGCGACAGCAACAACGCCATTTGTGCGTTTTTCATTGAGCCCCCCCTTTTCTTCCTGCCCCGGATCAGCTTTCATTCCGACATCCATTGCAAGTCTATCAGACTCCCATGCCGCCTTAGCCTCATCACCAATCAGCCCGTCTTTAGGGCACGGTGTCCCGGCGTTCATCATCGCATCAAACACGCGCTCGTCTTGACACATCACCGAGACTGCCGCCACTTTCATCCCCATGTCGAACAGGGTCTTGGCATTTTTGAGTTTTTCGCAGTTCATGTCCCTAGTGGTGGAACCCATTGAGATGCCCAAAATCTGGGTCTGCACTGCACCCGCGACGCCGACAGTGCATAGATCAGAATTTCCGTTGGAAAGGATCTGTGGGGATATAGCTGATGGGGGAGCTGATTCCACTTTGGTCGTCATCGAGCCGTTGGTGGTCACCGTGCTGCTGGTGGTGGATTCTGTTTTGATCGGCTCTTGCGCGTTAGCGTTTGTCGCGACGATCATCAAGAGCAACAACGGTAGCGTCTGTGATAACTTCATGCGTTATATGCTTTTGCGGCTGCAACTGCAGAATTAATATCAGTAAAATCTTCGCTGCCCCAGTCTTTGAGGGCAATGCCAACCTCTAGGTAACCAGCAGAACGCATTACACGCTCTTTCTTTTCTTCATTTGTCATGTCGTTGCAAAACTCATTGTCTGCATCCAGCACACTGGTAATGACGTTTGCGCCATCCTTCATTGCAGAATACATCTTCGCCTTTTCTTCATCTGTCCTAACTGCATCTGACATTGATATGCCTCCTCATGATTCTAGTTTGGCAATTCGCGCAGTGAGTGATTGAATGATTGCGTCTTGCTCTTGTATCGCCTTAACAAGAATTGGAACGAACTTTTCGTATTTTAGACCATACTGCTTGCCGTCCTCCGACAAATCGCTGACTAGATTGGTTTTGTCAGACATCTTGTGTCCGGCAGCTTCTTCCAAAGCAATTACAGATTGCGCTTTGAAACCAATATCCATCCAATCCTCTTTGTGAGTGCCGTCAGGTGTTTGGTCGTTAAGATTGTAATTTTCATCCGTCTTGTCACCATACTTAGAACGCTTGTCCCAGTAGTAAGTTACTGGCTCTAACGCTTTCACAAAGTCGAGACCAAAAGACAAAGCCTCAAAATCTGTTTTGTCGCGCTCATCAGAGGCTACTGTCAACGCTACTTGAATGTGAGCATTTGCAACGTTTTCATCACCTAAAACTATTGTATTACTTGCAGTCGTAATATTACCGCCGGGAGAGCCTGTTATTCCTGCGTCACGCCCCAATAATAAGTTATTAGACCCAGATGTTAAGTTCTGTGCAGATTGAACTCCCACCGCTGTGTTGTATTGACCAGTTTGGGTCGACAGTAGAGCGTATCGACCTATTGCCGTATTGTAGTCCCCAGTTGTGACATTCGACCCGGCGAAGGCTCCGACAAAAGTTGAATACTGTGCAGTGGTAAGATCCAGTCCAGCATTGTACCCCACAGCAACATTGTCACTATTCGTTGCCGATGTAAAATTTTGCGTTTTCAGCGCTTGGTGGCCAATAGCGGTTGAGCGATTTCCTAAAGTATCTGCACTTAAAGATGACGTCCCCACCGCGACGTTGTAATCCGCATCTGTAAGGGCATCACCTGTCGTGGCTCCGATTAAAATGTTAGAAACACCAGATGTTATAGAGGTGCCAGCACTTGCACCTATGCCTACGTTGTTATTTGTAGTTGCATTTTCCAGGGCGTTATGACCTACCGCCACATTTTGTATTGCAGTCTCGTTGGACTTTAGAGCTTCACTACCGATCGCAATGTTGTTGTCACCCGTCGAAATTGCAGTGCCAGCATCCTTGCCGATGGTGATGTTATTATTTCCGCCGCTCGCAATACTATCTCCAGCACCTTCGCCAAGACGAATGTTGTCTGTGCCCGCTGTTGCGGTGATAAGGTCTGCACCGGCCTCAATCGTGATGTCTCCAGAGATTGCAACAGTGCCGTTGACGTCAAGCGTGCTCGTCGGCGTCGTAGTACCTATCCCGATCAGCTTCGTGCCGGTCTTGACGGTCAGCGCCGCTTCGCCTAGATCGTTCTCGAGGCGCACATCGCTGGTGGACCCTTGGCCGCGCAATACCGCTCCCTTTGTGCTGTTGTAAAAAATCTGTCCGCTAGAACTTGGCACAGACGGCGATTGTGACACCGTCATGTCAGGAAGCGTGTTCATTTTCGCTTTCGCGTTGCCACCGCTACGCACCACGATAAGTTCGTCGGTTGACTGCAGCGTCCCCCCGTCACTAAGGTCTGATATTTTGGTCATGATTACTCCACAGTCGGCCAGTCTGACTCATCTAAGTCGGGCCAATTTGAATGTGTCGGCAAGTCGCGCAGCGCTTGCCGGTATTGCTGATACTTTTTCTGATCTGCGTCTGACAATGGCGCGTCCAGCGTCTGTGTCCAGTCTGTCTCTTGCAACGCCTCGTTACGTCGGCGCGTATTTAATTCTAGCGTTGGTAATGTCCAATTTTGCTTTGAATTGCCAGAAAAATTCATCGTGATAGAGCCTCAGCGGATATAAAGTTCCAGTCCCATTGTTGGGTGCTGCTGACGTTTTTCTGATAGCCGTACAACTTGAGGTATACGGTGCTGCCGCCACGTAACGTTTTAATTATTGGGATTCTGAGAAGCCCGAACGCTGATGACCCAATTGTAAAATGGAAGCCGTATTCATTGTCGTCGCCTGTTCGCGTACCGTCTATGTCATAGCTGTCGCCCAAGGCATTAGTTCGCTGAACGTGCGTCGTAATCATGGTCACAGAGGTACTGCTAAAACTGCCGCTGGCCTTGCCTTCCATCGTCACAACGTATTCGATTGTGTCAGACGTGGTCAAAGGCGTTGTGAAGGTAACTTCTGCCAGCAAATCCAAAAACGGCTGCGAGCCGCCAGGGTCATAGTGATAGGGAGTTGACCCGATGAACTCCGTATATGCGGCTGTGAATTGCGTCGCCGACTGATCAAACGACGTATCTCCGATAATCGTGCCGAGCGCATTTTCTTTGATTTGTGGCGAATCAACACCAGACGCTTTGATGATCAATTGATTTGATGAATCCGTATCGAGGGTGACGCCGTCGATGTTGATCCGATTGGCATTGATAGTGCCCGTGGTTATCGTTCCGCCGTTAATCGCGGTGATCGAGCCGTCGACCTGACCAGCGTTGATAAACGCGGAATCGTTGTTGAGCGTCGATACATTGTCGCCTTGGACAACAATAGATCCAGCGCTGATGATTGTGCTTGCGCTAACCGCACCAGTCGCACCAGCGACTGACTGTACCGGAGCAGCTGACGCTGCGCCTGCTGCGTCGACGAAACCTGAGTTATTCGTTAGCGTAGATATGTTGTCGCCTTGGGCAACAATAGATCCAGCGCTGATGATCGTGCTTACGCTAACCGCGCCAGTCGCACCAGCGACTGACTGTACCGGAGCGGCTGACGCTATCGTGCTTGCGCTAACCGCGCCAGTCTCGCCAGCGACTGACTGTACCGGAGCGGCTGACGCTGCACCTGTTGCATCGACGAAACCTGAGTTATTCGTTAGCGTAGATATGTTTGCGCCTGTGACTACTAGACTGCCCGCCGTAATAAGGCCAGCCACATCAAGCCGATCAGCGGACACCGTGCCTGTGGTTATGACATCGCCCGAAATAGCAGTCACGTTGTCGTTCACTGCGCTGGTAATCACAAGATTACCGGCCGTAATAAGGCCAGCCACATCTAGCCGATCAGTCGACACGGTGCCTGTGGTTATGACATCACCTGAAATAGCAGTCACGTTGTCATTCACTGCGGACGTGACTACTAGACTGCCTGCCGTGATGAGACTAGACACGTCCAGGCGATCAGTCGACACGGTCCCTGTCGTGATGACATCGCCTGAAATAGCAGTCACGTTGTCATTTACTGCGGACGTGACGACGAGACTGCCCGCCGTGATAAGACCAGACACATCTAGCCGATCAGCGGACACGGTCCCTGACGTGATGAGATCGCCGGATATCGCCACGTCCGTCCCCATGTGGATTTTGTCAGCGGACACAGTAAACGGAATGATCGGGTCATCTTCCGAACTGGACGGGTTGACGATGCTGAATTTGTCAGCCAGGACAGAAAACGCCGACACCGGCGTATCATCAATTAGCGTAGACGCCAGACCGAACCCCGCCACACGTCCGTTGGCGTCCACTTTGACGCTGTACTGCGAACTGAGACCGTCAACCGTCACCATCGTTGCGACGGTGTTGTTATCGAGCGTTTGCAAATCGACGAGCGTGTCGTCCTCTAGCTGTAGACTGGTGCCGTCCTCCGCTTCTGGATTGACAAAGTTTTCAGCGGTGGTGTCGTCGCTGTTCAGTAGGTTGGTCCCGATTGTTGCCCCGACCGTGGCGTTATCTTGTGGAGCGCCCGTTGTACCGCTTACATCTGACCAGTTCACCCGGCCGCACGTCGCGAACACCGTGGTGTTCGGGTCAGCGTTTGGCTGTAAGCTACTGCGAGCCTCGTCTGACGTTCCGACATATTTGATAGCCCGCACCCAGTAGTAGCGGGTATCGCCGGGACTAATCGGATCAACGCCGTTCGCGGCGTCGTGGACAAACTGCGTGCCCGTCGTTTCGCCGATTTTCTGAGCGCCGCTGAACGCGCTCGACGCCGACGCCAGGACGTGAATAGTGCTGAACGACTCAAGATCAGACGGGTTGACCCAATCCAGTTCGACATTTTTTAGCCCAGCCGTTGCGGTCAGTCCGCTAGGGTCAGGCACGCCGCGAAACGCGGACGTGATAGCGCCGGTTGCCGTCAGCGTGCTGTAGTCTCCACTGGCAGGGTCAGCGTATGCGGTCGACGAGTCTTCGCGTAGCGTCAGATTGACGCCGCCGCCCTCACTGAACGACCAGTTGACGCACTGGAAGACTTTGGACGACCAACTAAGTTCCTCAACCGTCACCGATACGCGGTCGCCAATCGCCACGCGTAGCGCCGACAGATTGGCAGGGAAGGTGACAAGCTGCTGTAGGTCGCCAACTTGAATCAGTTTGTTTGCAATGCGCTGCGCCATCGTTGACGTGTTGGTCATGTTAAGCGCGACTTCTTTCTCCAGCACTTGGTTGTTGTCCCTGCTCAACGCACCGGCCAACTGCACAGACGG